GGAGCGTCAAGTAGTTACGTTGCCTCCAATCAAGGGAGTAATGCTTACAGATGAAACGATTGAAATCCCGAATATTAGCTACGACGAAATTACGGGAATTTCGCCTACTTATGTTCCTTTTCGGAACGGACTCATGCTATCGAATGCTGCGTCCATCGCACAGCACGAAGGCTTCGATCTACTTTATTATGGAGCACACTCTGAAGATGCTAAGGCCTGGGCCTATCCGGACTGTACTCCCGAGTTTAATGGGGCCATGGCAAACGCAATTTTTGTTGGCACTTATCAAAAAACACGGCTCATTACGCCTCTTCAGTGGATGCTCAAAAGTGAGATTGTGGAACTTGGTACAAAACTGGAACTTGACTTCAGCCTCACCTGGTCTTGCTATGTAGGAGGAGAATTGCACTGCGGTACGTGTCCCACTTGTAGAGCGCGTAAAGTCGCTTTTCAGCAAGCGGGCGTGGCCGATCCTACGATGTACGCAGCATGATAGCTCCAGAAGATTATTCAGGCGTTTACGTTACTGAAACCGATAAGGCATATCTTATAGATTTCGGAGGCGAGGAAGAAGTCTGGTTACCTAAATCACAAGTTGAATTCCGGTTTAATGATGAAGAAACGGGCGAATGCACAGTAACAATGTCGATCACACTAGCAGAAGAGAAGGGAATTATCTAATGAACGAAACCCCAGCAGAGCAACTAAAGCTTCCGTTACGAGAAACAGAAGAACCCGCAGGCCCTCATTTCGGAAAAAGCAACTCTCAAATTGAGGAGGTATATTCGAATAAAACCCATAAAGAGTCTAAACCGTATACTCAGGGAGCTTCTAAGATATGTGATATAATCCGAAATCGTCTTATTGAAGCAGAAAGACCTTATTCCGCAAATGATACGCTTTTTCAATTTATTCGCGGAAATGAGCTTGAGCTGCTTCAGCGAGAAGTAGAAACAGCCTGTCAATCTTTACTTAAAACCCTGATCATAGATGTTGATAATGATCATAATACCAAAGAAACCGCCAAACGTATGGCAAAGATGTACCTCAACGAGGTTATGAAAGGAAGATATCATGCACCTCCCGACATCACTACTTTCCCGAACGCAAAAAAGCTGGACGAAATTTATACAGTCGGACCCATTACAGTTCGTTCTATGTGTTCTCACCATTTCGTACCTATCCTTGGCAATTGCTGGATTGGTGTCATTCCAGGATCCAAGGTTATCGGCCTTAGTAAATTCAACCGTGTTATTGATTGGATTCTATCTAGGCCAACGATCCAAGAGGAAGCTGTAATACAGCTAGCAGATATGCTAGAAAAAGAGCTCGATCCTATTGGTCTTGCAATAGTATTACGCGCAGAGCATTTATGCTGTCAATGGAGAGGGGTTAAAGATGTTTCAAGTATGACTAACTCAGTCGTTAGAGGTGTCTTTGCCAAAAATCCAGTCGCTAAGCAAGAATTCTTCGAAATCATTAAAGGACAAAACTATGGAAAATAAGCATAATATAACACGTGAGATTGGCATAGATTGTGGGCATAGAGTTACCTATCATGGGAGTAAGTGTAAAAATATACATGGTCATCGTTATACAGTTCAGGCCACTTGTATTGGCCCGCTCTTTGCGGAAGGGGAACAGCAAGGAATGGTATTGGACTTCGGGTTCCTTAAAGAGGAGATGATGAACGAGATTGATGCCTTATGCGATCATGGAACAGTTCTTTGGCTTGATGATCCTATTGTGCGCATGTCTATTCCTGATAAAGTCTATGATATTGCCTTTCAAATGATCCAAAAGAACGGCAGTCATTTAATTATTGGCAATGAAATCTTTGGCAAACTCTATCTCGTACCTTTTGTACCCACGGCTGAAAATCTTGCAAAACATTGGTATGAACGTTTGGCGCCAAGAGTTAAGGCAAGAACAGAAGGACAAGCTACTCTTAAAAAAGTGCATGTTGGCGAAACTCCAAATTGCTGGGCCGCATATGAAGGGGAACAAAATGACAGCAAGACCAGATAGGAGAATACCATTAATAGAGGCGTTTGGGCCTACCGTACAGGGCGAAGGATCGATGTGTGGACATCAAACGATGTTCATTCGTCTTGGTACCTGTGACCTGGCCTGCCGCATGTGCGATTCTAAACACGCTGTAGAGCCTGTACAAGTTAAAAAGAATGCAACATATCTAACTGCCGAAGAAATCGGTAGCAAGATGATCGAGCTCAATAAGGATCAAACTCCTTGGGTAACACTATCAGGAGGTAATCCTGCTATCTGGAATCTCACGAAACTTGTCGATATGCTTCATGCAGCTGGAATGAAAGTCGCAATAGAAACACAAGGAACATTCTTTCCAGAATGGATTCACGAATGTGACTTGGTAACAGTGTCGCCCAAAGGCCCCGGCATGACTGACGATATTACAAACTGGGATTTCCTCGAAGCATATATCGATAAACTTTTAATTCCTAGACAAGAAGGGAGGCTGTTAAATGGATCAGGACAACCAAAAGAAGGATGCCTCAAAATTGTTATCTTTGATGAGGCTGATATGGAGTATGCTCGTACTGTGTGGGCTCTTTGTCCAAGCGTGCCTCTCTATTTGTCTTTGGGCAATAGTTGGATTCCCGGTGACCCTATTTCTGGTAGCGATCACGTTAGTGCTTTGCTCACTAGGTATAGGGAGCTATGTGATGTCCTCTATAAAGATCCCGTTCTTAATAAGGCCATTTTCCTACCACAGCTCCACGCGCTCGTCTACGGAAACGAGTTGGGAAGATAAATTAGAGAAAACTTGGAAAGTGCTCGCTAACAAGGATAAGGAGAAACAATGACAAATTACTCGCCCGTTGCGCCAATTGATTGCCTACTTGCAATGAAGCAGGAAGGGTTTATGGGAAATTACCAACTATTGCTCGCGCATGATGTAGTCGCAAATGAGGATAAGTACCGCTCACTTCTTGAAGGATTTCGTGGGGTAGTTATCTTAGATAATTCACTCATTGAGCTTGGCTCGCCTGTAAGCACCGAAGTAATGCTTCACGCTGCAAATATCACCAATGCAACGTATGCTGTCTTACCGGACAAGCTATTCGCCTGCGCGGAAACCGTCACTGCCTCAACAACAGCAGCCCGTGAGTGGCAAGCCGCCGGCATGGAAGCATCATTTATGATAGTAGCCCAAGGCATGACGATAGCTGAAAGGATTAAGTGTGTTGAGGAGATTAGTAATCAAGCAGAGTTGCTACATTTTGCCGTAGGAATTCCTCGCGCAATTGTTGGATTAGAAGGGACAAGACTTGCAACAATAGAAGCATTACATGGACAATTTAAAACCTGGCAGCATCTTTTAGGCTTTTCTGGAAACTATTATGACGATGTACGTTGTACAAAACACTCAAGCGTGATGGGTATTGATTCTGCGACACCTATTCGTCTAGGGTATGAGAAGCAAATAATACTTAACCATCTTGATGAAGCAGATCCTGCTGCATACTTGAAAATTGCACGAGAAGAGTTCTTTGAGGAATGCAAAGAATTCAATTCACATATGGCGTATAATTTAGGATCAGTGGAGGCAGTAATATGCAAGTAGCGCGCGCTAACGGGGAAAAGGTAGTAGTGGCTGAGAAAATTCGCGGATGTAAGGATTGCCTTTTCGGATCATGTCGTAAAATAGGTCCTAGAGGTAACGAAGCGGCTTCATTGGTGATTGTAGGAGAAGGTCCTGGTACTAGTGAGCTTTCTGCTGGAGTACCGTTTGTAGGAACAGGCGGAGAGGTTTTACAAGCAAATCTTCCCTCGGATCTTGATTGCTACATTACGACCGCTATTGGGTGCCGTCCAGTTAAGAAAGATACTAAGATACTATCGAGCGCTGTTCATCGTTGCAGTGATAGGTTGCTTGAAGAAATTAAAGCACATCCTCGAAAAGTCATTGTTGCTCTTGGCAACGGGGCTTTGTGGGCGCTTACGGGGAATCACAGTCTGAAAATCACACAAGAGCGTGGTAGATTATTTAAAAGCGACCTAGCTGAGATTGGAATTATTGCGACAGTACATCCCGCCTTCCTATTACGCGGAGGGGGAAGCTATAAGAAGTTTCAGGCTGATATTCAATATGCGGTCGATCTCGCTTTAGGTAAACCTTTAAAAGTACACATAATCCCTGAGATTAAGATTTACCGCACAGAAGAAGAGGTGCGTGCTTTTGTAGCATTGGCTAAACAACAATCATTGATGGCTGGAGATATTGAGACATCTGGGTTTAGCGGGCGTGATGATGAATTGCTTAGTATCGGGTTTTCCTGGGATCCAAACGAAGTTCATATTGTGCTTGGCAATGAAAAGCATGATATAGAGCTTAAGTATTGGGATGCTAAGAAAAAGAAGATGTTGCAGGAGAAATTGTTTAATATTGAGCTCCTTAAAACTAACAGTATCAATATGTTGTTGATAAAGGAACTTATAGAGTCACCTGCAACGAAATTCGTTTGGCATAATGGAAAGTACGATGCTGGCTTTCTACGTGCTAAAGGAATTCAAGCGCGTGTCGATGAAGATACCATGCTATTAAACTATGCTTTAGACGAAATGCGCGGCATTCATGGACTTGAACAAGTAAGTAGCGATCTGTTAGGGTCTCCTGATTGGAAAGGGATGATAGATAAATACTTACCCCGAAAGAGAGCAAGTTATGCGCATATTCCTCAAGATGTGTTGCTGAAGTATCAGGGCTATGATATTAGTAACACACTCCAAATTTACAATATCTTGCGTGACCGTGTTACTAGAGATCCGCAATCAGAAAAGTTCTATACTAAGACACTTATACCTGCAAGTGAGTTGCTTATTAAAGTTGAAGCCCGTGGATTTCTTTTTGATTGGGATAAGTGGGACGAAAATAGAATACGTCTTATCGAAGAAGTAACAGCGTTACGCCAACAGATGTGTGATCTAGCTGGATATGATATTAATCCAGGTAGCTCAGTTCAAATGATCAAATTCCTTTTCGATGAATTGAAACTCCCAACCAAGATCAGGAGTTCTGCTAAGAAGGTAGTTGTTAAACTTCCTAAGATTCCTGCAGTTAAAACTTTGATCGAATACCGCGTAAAGAGTAAGCAGCTTAGCACGTACATTGTGGGCATGTTTAGAAATATCGAATCTGATGGCTGTTCGCATTCTACCTTCTTGCTGCATGGAACACGTACAAGTCGTCTTGCTAGCCGTAATCCCAATATGCAGAATATTCCACGAGACAAGAAGATGCGTGCTATGTTTAAAGCACGTCCTGGCTATATCTTAGTTAGTGCCGATTATAGCCAAGCAGAATTACGTACATTGGCTACACTAAGTGGCGATCCAACAATGTGTGGAATATTTAATGACCCCCAACGAAGCATTCACAAAGAAGTGGCTGTGGCTAAATACGGAGTTAATTATACTGAAACGCAATATGTTCATGCTAAGATGTATAACTTCGGTATCGTATACGGACGCACATGTTTTTCTATTGCCGAAGAATTCGATATCTCACCAGCAGTCGCTCAGAAGGAAATTGATGACTGGTTTAAACAATTTCCTGAAGCACATAATCTAATTAAAGCATGTCGTGCCGCTCCTTCAAAGCAGCAGAATTTATTAACAGTGTTCGGAAATAAATGTCGTCCAGGACTAGTTACGCAAGATAATATTAAGGAAGTACAAAACGAGTTCGCAAACTTTCCACATCAAGCAACTGCATCAAATTGCACGGTACACGCAGCAATTAGAGTTAGCAAGGAATTCGAACCGCTTGATATGCACATATTGAACCTTGTGCATGATAACATTGTAGCAGAGGTCCCTGATAATCCTGAAGCAATTACTAGGGCAAAAGAAATCATGGAGCGTAATATGCGACAAGTTCC